CCGTGCCGTTGCCGAGCCCGTCCGATGTGTTGTCGCCGTCTTGCCGTACGCACAGTTCAGCCGACGTCGGCATGAGCCATTGGCCAACCCGTACGAGCGTCAACCAGTTCGTGCCGTCGGAGACAACCTGTCCAGATTGGTTTGGATACAGGATGCCGCGACCGTCCGGGGTGAAGTCAGCCGGAAACCCGGCCAGCTTCTTGCCGCGGGCTGTGCCGATGCCGCTGTACACCTCATTGTTGCGGTACGCGATCGGGCAGCCAACCGGCACGCTGGACGCCGCCGGCAGCGTGAGCGTGTTGAACCCGTTCGTCGCGCTGATGAGCGTGTTGCAGTCGGAAGATGACGCGGTGTCGTTCCCCGTCACGCCGCGCTCGGCGTAGATCGCCTTGAACGTCGGGTCCAACGACGCGCCGTTGCCTCCGAGGAAGGTCCCCACGGCGCTCGGACCGGCGCTATTGAAACCGATATTTCCACCGCCCTGCCCGATCGGGACAGAGTGCGCCGGTGTCTGCCACTGCGCGTGCGCGGGAGCGACGGCAGCGTACAGGAGGATTTCCGCGAGTAGGACGCGGAGAAGAACAGCAAACAACTTCTTCATGGTGCGATAATCCAAGAGTTGAGATCAGGCGATGGTGTGAGCATGACGCTTGCGAGGCTGTCCGCCGTAGAGTGCATGACGAGCGACGCGCGGCGCATGATAGTTGCGCCGTCCGGAGTGGTCAACGTGATGGCGTGGTTCGTGATCGTGCTCGAAAAGTCCACGATCTGAAGCTTGCGCGCGATGGCGAATTGTTGCGCGAGGTTTGGGAGCACGAGCGCCGTCGCCACCGGGCTGGTACGCTGGATAGCGAGCAACGACGTCCCGGGTATGACGACATCGCTCGTGCTCGCAACGCTCTGAAACGAATAGCCGCTGATAGATGGCGCGAGAAATGCGGCCCACAGCGCCATGGTGGCAACTTCGTATTGCGACGTCGCCACGTTCCACAGGTACAGCGTGCCCTCCGCAGACCACGACGGAGACGCCGGCTTGAACCATGCGATCGTGGTCTGGTTGGACGTCGGCACTGTCTGTCCGACCGAAATCGAAAACATGCCGCTGCGGGACAACGCCGCAATGACGAAATCGAGCCCGGGCAGCTGTTCGAAGCGGACCACGCCCGACGTCTGCCGCACGAGCGCGAGGAAGTCCGTTAATGGATTGTAGCTCACAAGCGCGGCTCCTAGTTCTTCACGGCCCTGATAACGTCAATATAAGCGAGCTGCAAACTAACGGAGTGACTGTGCGTCCCTCCGCTCCCTGTACTGTTGATGCTAAGAGTGTTCGGCGGACCGAAACCCCCGCCTCCTCCGACCCCGCTACCGGACGCCCCCGTACCTTCAATGAAGATTTTCGACGGGCCGTCTCCTGTAGCGCTGCTGTGGAGATCGTGAGAATGCGCCGGCATTTCAGCAACTGTCAGCGCGTGGACGCCCGTTGCCGTCTGTCCAAATACCGTGCTAAATGACGTCACACCGCCGGAGCCGACAGCGCCGCTTGTCACGCGCAGGCCGACGTCGTTGACGTCAACCAGCTTTGTCCAGCCGGTTGGCGCTGTGGTCTGTCCAAACAGCATTACGGTCCCGGCCGGAAATTCAGGCACGGCATAGGACGGGTCTGCGCCCGGTCCGTTGGATTTCAACGCAAGGCCGGCAGCGCCCGGCCCAAGCGCCGCCCACCCGGCTGCGCCCCTGTACAGAATACTGCCGCGGGTGTTGCCGAACGTGTCAAGCAACGAGGTCAGCGTACGCCAAAAAGGCTCGGAACCCGTCGAGCACATAACGGTGTTCACAGCGCCGATTGCAAGCGACTGCCACAGCGAAGCGCCACGGAACAGCATATTGCCCTCGGCTGGTCCGAAGGCTTCGTCAAGCTGCTCACTAACGAAACCCGAAGTCGTCCCCGGCAGCGGGATCACCGGCCAGGCGCCTGCGGCCTTCGGACCGTAAATCCCGCCGGGCTGGTCCGTACGGATCGCGAAATCACCGTTGTTCCCGATGACATTGGCGGGCGGGCCGCCAACCGACGCGTACCACGAAACGCCGTTCTGATTGGCTGCCGCCTCCAGCATGTACAGCAACAGCTTTGGCGTTGCCGCAGCGTACGCGCTCGCAGCCGGGTCCCACAGGAACAACGCACCTTCGGCCGAAGTGCTCGGCACCGCTGGCCGGAGCCATGCCGTCGTTGACTGGCTGACGAGCGGCGCCGTTGCCGACACCGCAAGCGTGATCAGACCGGCACGCGCCAAGGCAGACGCGACGAAATCGAGCCCGGGCATCTCGGTCTTTGACAGGTTGCCGGCAGTGTTCCGCCACAGCCCGACAAAGTCCTTGGTCGGATCATATGCCATGCGTATCCTCTGCCGTGTACAGCGCGTTCAACGTGACAGCGACCGCAACCGGGTTCGCCGGCCATGCACCCGCGGCCTTCGGGCCGTAGATTGACGGCTGAAGCCCGTAGTTTGGATAGCCGCCCCACAACAGGCAGTAATCACCGTCGATGCCGACATCACGCGTTGGCGCGCAGGACGAAAACCACTTCAGACGCGCTTGATAGGTGCTCGGCACAACAAACAAGTAGTGCCCCCACGGGTCGACATCAGAAGACGCGTCCGGAGACCGCTTGTTGAAAAGCTGCCATGTCTGCGCGTCAATGTACAGGTCACCGACAACACCAGCTTGCGGCACAGGCGGACCAAAGCCGCGCAGGATTGACCCGAGCTGCTTTGCTTGGAAGAAAATTCCGCCCTGAAGTGTACCGTTGTCGAAACCGCTCATTGGTTCTCATAGACCCCTGAAACGAGGTAACGCAACCCTGCCGCGAGAGCGGTAGCGTCCGTTTTCGTGCAAAATGATGTGGTCGCGGAGGCCGCAATTGAGCAGACCATGCCGCTCCCGATCGATACCGTCTCTCGACCCACCAGCGCCGCGGCAGATTGCGCCGTGTTTGGCAGGGTGACAGTCACGGCATTGTTGCACGTGCCTAGCACCGAAATCGTGAAATCGAGTTCAACGAACGTCGTCTTGCCGATCGTCTTACTTCGCGCGGAGTTGTTAGTTAGCGTGCCAGTGCCGCACGATAGCGCCGGACTGAATGTTGACCAGGCCGTGGTATCGACACCACCGCGAGCTGGTGCAACAGTGCCAGTCGTAAGATTAGATGCGTTCAAGGCGGTAAGGTTGGTGCCGACGCCGGCCGATGGCGTGCCGATGTCTCCGCCCTGAAAGTAGGCCGCTCCGGTGCCGCTCTCGTCGGTGAGCGCACCGCGCAGGTTGGCGCTGCTGAATGAGCCAAGCGAGGTCGCGTTACCGGTCGACGTCACCGCCCCGGTGAGGTTGGCATTCGTGGTGACGTTGCCAGCCGTCAACCCCGCAGCTGTTCCGGTTAGGTTGGTGGCTACGCCAGAGGCCGGCGTACCGAGCGCACCGCCGTTGACCACAAAGGCCCCCGCAGACCCGGTGTTGACTGCGAGGGCCGCAGCGACGCCCGTGCCTGGAACTGTGGTCGAGAGTGTCGTCAGCGCAAGTCCGTTTGTCTTTGTACAGACGATTGCGCCGGAAGCGACGATCGTACAGTCGCCCGACATAGCGACAGCACCCGCGAAGCCGGAGACCTGCCCGACGACGATTTGACCGCTGGCGAGCGCAAAAGTGCTCAGTGACAGCGTTGGGATGTCCGCAGGCACCAGCAGACGGTATTTTGGGAAGTTCTGGCCGCCCGACGTCGGTCCCGCTTGTACGGTATTGGCCGGCACAAGTCCGCTCTGCGCGTGCGCCACGGAGGCGAGCGCAAGAAACGAAAAAGCAGCACCGAAGCACTTCAGCCAACGGCTTTTACGAACCATTGATTAACCCCGCCTGTGAGGATGGGCCGCAGCCGCACCTCGCCATAGTTGTTCTGAATGACCGGCGAAATGCCTTGGGTGAACACGTCCGTGCCGTTGAGCGTAAACGTGATGTTGTTTGTGAACGCGTGCCCCGTAAAATCGAAGATCGCGAGGTCTTGACCGTTGGGGTTCGAATTTGTCCAGGCCGCGACGCTCGGCAACGTACACACAGTTGCAGCGGACGCCGTGTCAATGCCGACTTCGATGTCAGCGGCGAGAATGGCAACGACAGGAGCCGCGGCCGGCAGCCGCGCCGATGCAGAGGTAGCATCTAGCTCGTGGCTGTCTTCGGCGGTGTACAGCGGATTGATGGTGACCGCGACAGAGGCCGGGCCTGACTGCAAGCCGAGTTGCGTCACGGGCTCGCCCGCGCCTGCGGTGACCGGAACCGGGATGATGTACTCGCTCGTCAGCCCGACAACAACGAGTTGCGTTGACGAGCTGTCGGGCAGCGACGGGCCTTCGTCCAACAGCCCGACTTGCAGCACCGTGCCAACGCCAGCCGCAGCAATCGGCAGCGTGCCGCCGTTGCCGTTCTCCGGCCAGCCCGTCGCCTGCTTCGGTCCATAAATAGACGGCTGCATGCCATAGTTGGTGTAGCCACCCCACAGGAGGCAGTAGTCGCCAGCGATGCCGATATCATCTGATGGCGCGGACGACGAGAACCATTTCAACTGTGTACGGTACATCGTGGGGATCGTGAACAGATAGTGCCCCCACGGATCAACATCACCGCCCGCATCAGATGACCGCTTGTTGAACAGGCTCCACGCCTGTACGTCGATATACAGGTCGCCAACGACGCCAGCTTGCGGCACGGGCGGACCAAGACCGCGGATGATCGAGCCGAATTGCTTGGCCTGAAAGAACACGCCGCCTTGAATGGTGCCGTTGTCGAAACCGGCCATGTCAGGTCACCGCCCCGCTATCGCCAGTTCTCGAAACCTGCAGTGCCATCGCCACGCCCGTGCCGTCACCATTGTTGATGTTGAGCACGCGCAGCCGTATCCAGCCGGAGCGGTGCGCACGGCGAGAGGTTCCGACGACTACGTTCTGCCACTGGTCAATCGCCCATGCCGCAGCATCTTTGTCACCGCCGAACATTTTCAGTTCCATGACGACTTGGACTTCAGGCGAAATGGGCGAGTTCGTCACGGCTGATTGCGCCGGGTTGCTGTACACGATCGAAGCCCGGTTGATATTGACCGCAATCGTATCGCCCTTGTTGATCGGCAGCC